GAAGCTCCGGTGTCGGCACCGCGAAGGACGCTCGTAGATCAGGTTTAACACGCCTTTGCGTGTCACTTAACATGCCATTCCAACCCGGAAACAAGTTAGGCAAGGGCAATCCGCTGGCTGCGGCGGTCAATGAACTGCGGGTCAGGGTGATCGATTCGCTCAAGGTGGATGGCGGTGTCGAAGAGTGTGTATCCATCCTCTTCGGCATTGCCGCGGACACGTCTGCCGATGCGATGGCGCGAATCGCCGCGATTAAAGAACTGCTGAACCGATCCGTGGGCAAGGCCGAGGACACGCTGAATATTCACCACCAGCACTCGGCCCCAACACTCGAGCAAATGATCGAACGGCTTCTGGCCCTCGGCGCCCCGGTGGAGAACTGGCCACTGCGCGCGCAGGAGGCTTACCGGAAGCAGATTGAATCGAAGGTGGTCGATTGAGCATCCTCACCGACGAGCAGAACGCCGAGTTGGTTCAATGGTTCATCGACCGCCCCAGCGATGCGTACCATCCCGGGCGGCGATTATCCATCGACGGTAATCCGATCGACCTGATCGACAACGGGCAGTTTCAGTTTCACAACGCACCGCACGCCATACGCCAGCTCGCCCCCGGCAACGGATGGGGAAAGACGGCCACTGTGGCTGTCGAAGTGGACTGGTGGGGGCATCGCGACCATCCCTATCTAAAAGATATTCCAGCGCGTCCGCGGCTGATGGTGTGGATTGCCCAGAAGCATCAGCAATGGGATCTGATGCGAAAGAAGGTCGAGGCGTGGTGGCCGGCCGGTGTGGTCAAATCGTGGGTTGGTTCTCCGCGTTTCGCCTACACCTGGCCGGATGGGTCAACGCTTTCCATCATCACTGCCGAAACCGACTGGACCACCGTGCAGGGCATCGAGCCCGATCTGGTGATCATCGACGAGTCCATCCCGGTCGCTCTGTGGCGAGAAATGCTCAAGCGCCGGCGAGGAAGCACGCGGACGAAGTTCTGCATTTCTGCCACCGCCACACAGGGACTCGACTGGATGTACTACGACGTGCATCTGCCTTGGCGCAAGTATCACGAAGCCAACGGCATCACCGACGAACGCGAGATGATGCGACGTCAGCTTCACCGATGGGACGATCCGGCACTGTGTGATCTGCCGGGTATTTGGTGCTGGCCGCAGGGAAGCCACCGCGACAATCCCACGGCGACAGCGGAAACGTGGGCGTTCTACCTGAAGACGACGACGGGAAGCCCAGCCGAGCGAATGGTGCGGTTGTATGGGGGATTCCAATCGTTCAGCGCCAGTCCGGTGTTTGATCCTGAGAGTGTGGAGAAGATGAAGAAATTTGTTGACCAAGGGCGCAAGGGTGTTATCAAGCGGAAACAGGAGGCGTGACCGTGAAGAGAATACTTGGCATAAATCCAGACCTGAACTTTTCGGATGGCCTCAATCCTTTCGACTGGTGCTCGATGCGGGCCGAGAAAGTTCTCGCGGATGGATCGGTGGAATGCGTGGCGTTGCTGCCTCTTCGTTGCCCCACAAAACGAACAGGAAGGCTTTCAGTGCGCAATATGGTTGCCAACCTGAGGCGAGATATGGCTAATCGCGGATATCGCGTCAAAAACGTCGAAATATTTATGCCAATGTGAACGGCGCATGACATGAAACGGATTCCATTTTTCAAATGTTCTAAGTGTGGTGGATCAATGCGCATCGGTCGCATCGTCCCAATGATCGTGTGTGACACGTCCGGTATGTTGGCCGGGCACAGCCTGAGATATTTTCCGCGCCGTCTAAGGTGGTTGTGGAAGATTATTAAGCCAGATGTTCTGTTCGGGACCTGATGGCGATGGATGGACAGGATGCCTGATTTCTTCCTCGACACCAACGACGTCATTCAAGGCGGGCGGATCACGCTGTACGAGGATCCCGATCCGGAGAAGGTCTATTGCCTCGGCCTCGATTTCGCCTACGGCCTTCCCGATGGCGACTTTGACGCCGGCGTGATGCTTGACCAGTACGGGGACCAGGTGGCGACAGTGCACGGGCACTGGGGACCGACCGCATTCACACAGGTTCTCTGGCCGCTGATAGAGTGGTTCGAGCCTTTCGTCGTCGGCGAGCGACAGGTGGGCCTTCCGGTACTGCGGGAGTTGTATGACAAAGGCGCGTGGACGTACTTCCATCGCGCCGATGATTCGCGTGGACGAACACAGCGTGATATGCTCGGCCATCACGCCAGCGGGACGGATTTACGAATCCCAACGCTGCGGAAGATGATCGGGCCGCGGGATGGGAATGGCATCCTGCAAGAGCCGAAGATCAAAGTGCGAGACGCGGAGGTGATTCGGGAGTTGTCCCGATTCCAATACAACCCGCGGTCCAGCACCGTCTCGATGGAAGAGGCGAGAGACAATCAGCTTGCGTGGGGCGCACCGCACGGGGAGCACGATGATCTGGTGAGCGCGCTGAGTTATGCCGTCCTCGGCCAGATTTGGTTGCCAAGGTTCGAGAAACCCAAAGCCAAATTTGCACCGGACAGCATCGGCGCGAAGCTCGGTCACGAGAAGCTGATGGAAGAACTGGCGAACCCGCCCCAAAAACGGAGATAGTCCATGATTTCGCTCGAACCCCAGGACCTCTACAACGAGATCAAAGACGCCGAATCCCTGCGCAAGAAACATCTCGACATCACCAAGGACATCATCGGCTACATGGTCGGCCGCAAGTTTCGCACCGATCACGACTCAGACCGATCACCCGAGAATTACTTCTTCGCGTACCAGGCGTTCGTGTTGCCGCAGCTCGTATTCGAGCGCCCGGTGGTCAAATGCTCGACGACGAAGATGGTCACGGATGCCGAGACTGCGGACGCGATCGAGATGGCGCTGAACCAGTGGATCAAGGAAACCAAGTTCAAGGATCTGCTGTCGGAACTGGCGCTGGATTCACTCATCGGCTTTGGCGTGTCCAAGGTGGGCCTCGAACTCGTCGGCGATCATGAGGGGCAGGGATTGCCAGCGGTGTTCGGCGATTTCGAGATGACTCCGAGCAAGCCGTTTGCCGTGCGCATTGACCCGTCCGACTTCATCATCGACGCCTACTGCAAGAAACCCAGCGAGGCCCGTCTGATCGGTCACCGCTTCGAGCGCGATCTGGAGGATTTGAAGCTCGACTCGCGCTACGACCCGGCGGCGATCGAGGGATTGCGCATCAACGAACCGGAAAAGCCGGAGGGTTCCCCGTTCCAAAAGGTGGGCGATCGACAGACCAACCGCAAGACGGTCACGCTGTACGAGCTTTACATTCCCGAGCACGCGAAGTTGATCACGCTGGCGATCAATGGTGCCGGTGGTGCTGATTCCACGGGCGGACCAGCCATCCTGCGCACCGCGCAATACTACGGGCCCAAAGAGGGGCCGTTCACGACGTGGGGGCTGTACCTCGTTCCCGGGCAGGTCTATCCGCTCTCGCCGATGATGGCGCTGTTCGATCAATTCCTCGAACTCAACGACCACGCTGCGGCGGCATCCGACGAGGCAGCGAGCTACAAGCGTGTGGGATTGGTCGATGCGAACGATCCCGAACTCGCCAAGAATCTCAAGGACGCCAAGAACGGCGATCTGATCAAAGCCAAGAACATCAACGGCAAGCAGGAAATGGAAGTCGGTGGCACGAGCGAGGGGCGATTGAGTTACATCGACGTGTTGCGCGAACGCCTCGACCGACTGATGGGATTCTCCGACGCCCAGCGCGGCAAAGCGTCGGGCGTGACGGCCACCGAAGCGAGCATCGCCGACAACAACTCCGATCTTCGCCTGGAGCACATGCGGCAAAAGACGCGGGACAACGCCCACGATCTGCTGCGCAAAGTGGGTTGGTATGTCTTCTACGAAGAGACGGTGATTCAGGCGGTCAGCCGGGTTGATCCCGTCACGCAGAAGCCTGTCCAAGGGTACGTGATGGGCGGCGTGTGGCCTGGGCAGGAACAGCAGAACTACGTGGATCTGGCGATCGACATTGATCCGTACTCGATGGTGCGGGTGGACGATGCGCTGCTACAGAAGCGCGCTCAGGATGCGATCGTGTTGATTTCACAGATGGCGCCGATGATCCCGCAGATGCCCTACGTCAACTGGACGGGATTGCTGGATCAGTGGGGCGAGACGATGAACATCAAGAAGTTTAGCGAAGTGGCG